GGTCCAATAAAACATAAGGTACCAACTAAGAGTATGTTATGTTCGGATGTATACCCTTCTAAATTAGTTTTTATTTCATTACCATATAACGAAATAAGATTAGAAACAATAATCACAATACCCACACTCAAAACTAATCTCCATCTGACGTGTTTTAATAGTTTACCCCACGAATTGGAGTAACTTACTAAGTAAAGGGTGAATCCACAAAATAAAGGTAAATAACGATCCGTTAAACCCGCCAATACTAATGTTAGTATGAAGGGTAGGAATATTGAATATATGTTCTTATAATTAACCTGGTGATCTTTAGGTATTTCAATGTTCCCGTCTTTAAATTTGTAAATGTATGTACCTATAACGACTATGGATATTATAAGTAATGGGTAAACCATATTCATTAGTTCCCCATATGTGATACCTAAAATTGCCATAGGTATTATAACTGTCTTTTCTAATGGTGACCATATATAATAATGGTGTGTTGACAGGTAGTCAATTATTCCGTAATTCTCTCTCCCTTCTTTATCTTTAGGTGCAATGGTATCAAGTATACCCGCAGAAACCGCAACCCTACCGGGTATAGGTAACACCCCACCAAATAAAGATATTAGAAATAAAACTAACTTCTTAGATTTAACCGTTTTAAGTATTAAACTAAATACATCTACCAAATACCCTCTCTCTTTTAAAATACCTGTTATAACCATTATAAATGAAAGGTATATAAGGAAGTGTTGGTTATTTAATATTACATCTATCATAAATTCATTTTTAAATTGAACAACACAGACCTCTTAGGTAAGTCTGTTGATGATCCAGTTATTCTACTTTCATTATTTAGAATATTATAAACGGATACTCCCAAATTAATAGGATTATTTTTATGTTTAAATAACGTATGGTCATAACCTACAGAGATTATGTTCACTCCCTTGTTGTGGGCATACTGTCTAACATCATTCAAATCGTTTTCAGATAGTTCATCGTCTTTAATTTGAAATGACCAATCTACCCACAAATTATCCTTACTTATCTTAACGTAGGTTCTAAATGGAGAAACTTTGTTGATTGGTTCATCTGTCGATGTTTTACCATAAACATATTCTAACCTAGACTTAAGACTAATACCCCTATTAAGTAGGTTATCTTTATTAAACCCCACATTTGATGACCATACCTTTATTTTACCTTGATTTACTGTTTGGATGGTATCTGAATTAATGAATATGGTACTTATTGCATCATTCAATAACCTATAATTAAAGTCCACATAGAAACCCCTATTCTTATACCCAACCCTATACGAGTCTGAGTTTTCCTGTTTAAGATCAGGATTAGGTAGTTGCTCGGCCTTACCCGTTGTAATAGATTGTTTTACCATAAGGTAGCTAGGTGCGTTTAAAGACCTTACATAACTTCCAAAGAAACCCTTCTTACCTATAATAAAGGAACTTTCGAATCCACTGAATGGTTCAATATCTGTAATCTTTACTGTCTTGTATCCACCACTTACAAACACATTAAACCCTTTAAGTTTTATATCCCACCTAAGTCCTTGTTTGAATGTTTTGTAAAGGTCATTAGGGACATAATCAACACCTTCAGTTTGGTAATCAATATGTTCAATTACATTAGATGTATATAGTTCAAGATTGTCACTAACCATATATTCACCATTTATAGTGAACGAATTTAATCTACTTTTTATTCTTGTTGTTTTGTTGAGTATATTTTCTGAGAAGTTTTGATATGCAAAGTTTACTTTTAGATCCTTATAATCGTACTTATGATTAAGTAAAATATATCTCTGTAATTCCCACGTATAGATTTTAGGATCTTGGAAACCATTTATTCTTTCACCACCATTCCATTTATCAGTTCTCTCTAAATCGTTGGATTGGGTGAAGAGAAAAGTAGTTTTATTTTTATTAGACCATTGATACTCAGTGATTAATGAATTCTGATTATAAGAACTGTGTGGTATCTCACCACCCACGGACCTTACATTATCGTTTATAATACTATTAACCGCAATACCAAACTTACCTTCTTTGTAAGAAATATAATTAGTTGTTCCATTTACACCACCATCATAAGATAGTTTTATTGATGATGAGTCGATACCTAACTCTCTATTAATTGTACCACCTATATTACCTCCATCACTAATCCTTATTCTCTTAGTAAAATTCATAGGTACCCACCCAAAGTATTGATTAGGACCTGTTCTGAATAATGCACTATTAAACCTTATATCGTTTATGACTTGATCAACTTGGTTACCTGTGAATCCACCTAAGAAAGGACTTAGTTGACCCGGACTTGTCTGTTGTAATTGTATTGACCTTTCATATATCTTAGGTTCGATATATACTTGTCTAACTTGGTAGTTAGTTCCTGCAACCACGACAACCTCATCTAAAGTCTTTACTTTTAGTGTATCTACTTTGGTTTGGGAGTATCCTACATTACAAAATAGTAGTGCGATTACTATGTAAAAAATAAACTTTCTCATAGATTTTAATTTAGATAAAATATAAATAAAAGTCAACTATTTTTCTATAAGAAATATACCAATTCCGTTCCAAAAATCTTCCATATCTTCACCCTTTGTAAAGATTTCTTTTTGGTGTGATACGAACAATTTTTCCTCATCTATGATTCTATAGAGAGCACCACTATCCCAATTCCAATCATCCATTATTAGTATTGTCTTGTCTGAAAATTGAGGGATTATTTTTTTAAGTGTAACATACTGATCATGGAATTTGGTGTCTCCATCATAAAAAATAATATCTAATTTAGGTAGTTGGGAATAATCAAAGGTTGTATAATCTGTTTTATATATATCTAACCTATCAGGGTCTCCGAACCGCTTAACATTGTCTAAGAAGTTTTCCTGTGGTGTTACATCTAACCCTTGTTTTAGATAAGATGCCAATTTTTGACTTACACCCATCGGCATTAGGTTTGGTGATGCAAAATTGTCAATCCCAATACCATGTAGATTATCATTATTATAAATGGCAGAACAGAAGGTTGCACCTCTGAAAACCCCAATCTCTAAGTACGTCCCACCTATTGAACATATGTTGTTGAGTAATGACCTTACTTTGTTACTTGTAATTCCGTGAATGTTTAATACGTCTTGGTTAAGTTTGGATACTTCTCTTTCACCCCACCTAATTGAGTTGTCTATGTGTTTAATTAGGTCCATTAAGTTTTCTTTTTTTGTGTTCCGATACTATATCACAATAGTTACAATCCCAACATTGAAATTTACATTTCTTAATTTTCTTTCTCCACCCTCTTAACTCTTCGTATGGTACACCATCTAAATATGTTTTAGAGGATGAAGACAACACCTCTTTACCTTTGGAATATGACTCAATAATTTCCATAGTTTCATTAAGTCTATCAAAACTATCTCTACCGTGCATTTTAAAAACGTCAATATGGTTTAGGTATTCGTTAAACTCCTCTTTGAATGGAGGAATTGTTGCAGTTTTAAAAAAGAACGCATCTACCTCGTCTTCCCATTTGTGTTCACATGTAACTTTAGATATTTCATGATGAAAGTATGGTAATTCGTTTGGTTTTCTAAGGTTATTATATGAATAGTGTTCATCCATAACAGGACACCTACCCAAACAACCTTCATTAGTAAGTAACGCTATTTCAATATACCTACCGTGTTTTTGTTGAAACATTAGTTGTGCTCTTCTAATGTTTTTTAATTCTTCCATATCCCTCATCAATATTCTGTCTACATTAATGTAATCAAAACCTTGTTCGGCGGAATACCAAAAATCTTGTGCGGTGTTAACCTTTCTGAGTATGGTGTTTTTAATATGCATCTCAGGAAAATGGTCCTTTAGTCCCATGGCCACCCAATGACCATGAGGAATTGTCATAGACCTTAACCCTTTCTCATAGAGTGGTTTTAAATTATCAATAAAGAGTTTATAATTTTCATACTTTGGTGATACGTTGAAATTATTAAAAGTTGCACTTACTTTTATACCTAACGATTCTTGTATCATCATTGCATTTTCAAAAACAGAGTTTCTATCATTATCATCTATAATTGATCCCATCGCATCTTGAGTAAATGGTGGTATCCTACACGTGAAATATATATCATAAATCCAATCCTTGTGTTCCTTTAAAAAAGGATAGAACACATGTGTGAATGCTTGTTCACTTAACATCGGGTTTAACGGTATTGAAAAAATCTTACTCATTCTCTAAACATCCTCCACATATCCCATTACATTCTGTCTTGTAAAAAACACAATCTAAACAGTCTTGTGGTATTTTATAATTTTTATGATTCTCCCTATAAAGATCATCGAACTCATCTCTTAGAGTTAATATATTATTTTCTCCTGAAATTTTCAATACATTATCTATCTTAACTTTGTCTTGTAAAGGATAACAATGAATAGACGAACCATCAGGAAAGATGTCTAACGGCATAAACCCACATATCTTATCATACCCTTTTACTTTAAAGGTCGCAAAATCAAATGAGTTTTGTATAATTGATTCTTTTGTTTTACCCTCCCATAAACATGGAGGTACTTGACAATCAGATGTAACCCTTATATTGTTGTACATCCCAAATTTAAGTATTTTGGTAACCTCCTCACCCATCTCTTTATTATTAATCAGATAGGTACCTGTCAGATCTAAACCTAACCTTATTGCATTTAGTTTACCATCCAATGCATGATACAACCACTTTATGTAATCGTACATTTTTCTTTCCTTCCAATCCGACGATAATGTTAGTGCGATGAACAATCTTGAGTTTTCTTCAAAACCCCACGTATTGGCGTACGCTGTATATAGTGATAGGTAATTCTTTTTGAATAGATTTAATCTATTCTTTTCATCTAATTCCGCACCATTAGGTAGAACCCACTTAATGTGTCTTATGTTGGTGACTATGTAATCTAATGTTCTTTTACCAAATAGTAAGTTACTTACTAAATTAACTTTATAACCCCTTGAGATTATATAGTCCATTAGTCCTATAAAGTTTGAATGTTGTGTTGGTTCACCACCTAAAATAGTGACCTCTTCTCTAGATCCTTTAACATCAAAGTGGTCAAGTAACTCACCCACCTTTTCTATCGACATCTCACCAAGAGTATGTTTTAGTCTTGCATCTTCTTTTGTAAAACAGAACGAACAACCTTTAGCACATGTACCATTTATTGCTAAATTCATTTAGTTATTTTTAGAAATCTATCTTCAGTGTCAGTGGGGTTGTCTCAATTTCCTCATCAATCTTTTGTTGTCTACTCATACCTACACCAAATTTCTCATGTCTTACCCTGTGACAATCCGCAATGGTGTTACAATTTTTAACTTTTGTTTCTAAAAGTTGTTGTTCAAGAAGTAGTGTCGCTAATTTTGTGTTATATGTTGTAACATTGGATATAATCTTATCCACTAATACTTGTTTCTCGATACCCCTACCACTTGAAAGTATGTCTATTACAGGTGTTGGGTAGTTACTATTCTCTTCATATGCAAATGCCTCTCTTTTTTGTTCTTCCCACGTATCTTTCTCTAAATCAGATACGTCAACCATAAGATCTTTATATCTTGTAAAGAATCTATCCGCAATAACCTTTAGAAGAACCGCTTTGTTAAAATCAACACCTAATTGTTTGTCCTCATCTGTAAGTGTGTATTTAACTTTTTCTTCCTCGGTTTCTGAAGACTCCGCTAAAACAGGTACCTCATCCATTAGTGAAGAGTTTGTTCTAATACTCACATAACTTTTATAAATGTCGGCAAAAATAAAACCCTTTCCCACATCTTCAGTTATAACAGAGGCATTAAACTTATCCAAATCTAATCTCATATCGTCGTATATGTCTTCAATACGTCCGTAGTAATAATTCATGTAGGATCCAATAACTTTAATGTATCCAGGGATTTCACCAGTTATTTTAAAAATAATATGTCTCATTATAAAAGTTTTTCAGTATCAGGTTTATCTGCCTTACCCAACTTAAGTTGATTCCTCAATGATTCTTCAATGGAGAAACTATTTGTTGTTGCGTTAGACATTAGTTGATTAATGTTCTTATCTATAAATACTGTGTAAGAGGAAGCAAGTGATAAAACTTGTTTCTGTTGTTCGGCCGACATCATTAAAATAGAATCTAAGTTACCTGTACCTACTCTACCATACGATATCATATCTAACATGGCTTGTTTTGCCATTCTAACCGTCCAATACTCGTGTTCAAATTTATCTTCTAATTCTTTATTACCTATAACATCTATTAAATTAGATCCGTCAGGTAGTTTGGCGTCATCAGTGTCTAAGAAATCTTTTATTAGGTCAATAAACCCTTGTCTCTCAATATAAGCGTCCTTCAAGTTTCTTTTAAACTTTCTAAGGTCAATCTTCATATCCGCAATATTAAGGTCAACTAATTGTTTTCTTTTGGGGTCGGTAAGAAATTCTTTACTCTCCTCTTGTATTTGTATTTCTAAGTCTTGTTTTTGTACAGTATACTCTAAATGTTCGACCGCATCTTCACGACCTCTGAGTTCGAGTAACCACTGTTTCAATTTTGCGTATGGAGTAATTTGTGCTCCCCCAACAAAAGTCTCTGCCTTATATCTCGGTAGTGCGAATGATACCTGTTCCGCTATTTCTATGAGTTTAGAGTTAACACCATCTCTTTCGTATTTAAAGTCTTGCATATAATAAAATTTTACTATAATATAAGTATAAAAAAGAATTAAATAAAGTGTAAAATGGTATTATTCTCTCCAAGCACAGTGACCTGAAGACGTACCTGCGTTCACTGCTGGTGGAAGACCTGCCGGATTTAAAACACCTGTGTCTGTTTGATAATACATCTTCCAACTATCGTTATTTTGAAGACTACTACCGTAACAACCTAACATGTATTGCCAATCCTGTCCCATTGCGAAATTCTCTTCACCACAATTAGGTCTTAACTTAGAAACATTACCAATATTAGTATCTGTAGATGTATCCCATCTTCTCAAATTGTAACCACCTTGGTAAGATCCCTCATTACCGGCATAACCCTTACCAACTTTAGACGCAATACCTTTTTGTTGTCCGTGTGCTGACCATGAACTTGACGCACTTGATATGGTCTCCGTAGAGAATTCCATTTTTATACTACTTGTACTCCATCCATAACCATGAGTTTCATTACAGAACGAACTCGCTCCACCACTACTACTTATCGAGGTTACACCATAGTTTGTTATTGTCGTTTCATTACTTAAATTAAATTTATCCACCTCAGTTCTGTTACCCGCGAAAATCCAAGCAAACTCATGTTCTTTCCACATGGTTCCACAATCGGACCTACTATATTGTAAGTCGTGGTTAGATTGGTGTGCGTAGTTAGTGTCCGTCATCATATTAACCGCTGAAGTTGTGTTACTATGTAGAGTTGTCGGTCCTTTGTGTCCATTATCAGTGTTCACGGACCACATATAAAATATAGATTTACTACATGCTCCTGAGGTATAGTTTGCAGGGTAGTCTAATAACTCACCTATGTGTGTTGTCTGATCAGTTGCATTAGTCGCTTTGTGTACATTCTTCCAAGGTGAACTTGATTTGTAACCACCAGCCATATACGAATAGTTTATTATTTGTCTGTACTTAAAGTTAGTCCCTTCATTCTGTTGTGCCGATATTCGTTCCCAACCATTTTCTATATTTGAAACACCAGTATAAACCATAAGATAACTTGTGTGTTCGGATGATTCTTCCAAGAATAAAGAACCCGATAATGGGTTCGATGGTCTCTGTGACTTAACACCTTTCGGTGGTCTTGCAGTGACTCTGTCCACTTTAAGTGAACCACTAACGGACATATTTTCGTATATCATATTCTTTCTATTTTATTCTCTCCAACCACAATGTCCAGAAGAAGTCCCTGGGTTTACCGCGGGATTTAAACCTGTAACACTTGTAGTTCCTGTGTCTGTTGAATACGTGAATTTCCACGCATTATTATTTTGTAAACCATTATAATTACCTAACATATACTGCCAATCCTGACCCATAGTAAAGTTTTCTTCACCACAATTTCCGTCAGGTTTAGGGACGTTACCAATATTCGTGTCTGTTTGATTACTCCATCTTCTTAAATTGTAACCTCCATTATATGAACCTTCATTACCGGCATAACCCTTTCCAACCTTAGAACTAATTCCTTTTTGTTGTGAGTGATTACCCCAACGATCCGAGGTTGTAAATGTTTCGGTTGCAAAATTTAATTTTACACCAGCGCCCGATGTCCAACCATAACCATGGAGTTCATCTGAAAATGCGGAAGCACCATCACTACCGTTTATTGTTGTTAATGTATATGCGGTATGTAAAGATTCTGTAGTTAAATTAAATAATTCCACGGTTGTTGAACCACCACTAAAAAGGTATGCCATTTCAGTTTCTTTAAACATAGTACCTAAATCACTTCTTGATATGGTAGTATCCATTGCCGCGGTATGTGCATAGTTGGTATCGGTCATCATATTTACTGCTGACGTGGTTGTACCATGTACATTACCCGCACTTTTCCAAGCACCATCATCATTAACAGACCAAACATAGAAAATTGTTCTACTACATGCCCCTGAGGTATACGATGCGGGATAATCCAATAACTCACCTAAGTGAGATGTTTGGTCGGTTGCGTTTACTGTTTTGTGTACATTCTTCCAAGGTGAACTTGATTTGTAACCACCCGCTAAATATGAATAGTTTATTATCTGATTGTACTTGAAACTAGTTTTACCAAAATTACTTTGATTTGCAATTCTTTCCCATCCACCGTCGTTTCCATTACCCGTATAAACCATTAAGAAACTATTATCAAAACTACCTGAGGTTGTCATTTCTAAATATAGAGACCCATTTTCTGGTGAAGATGGTCTACTCGCCTTCAAACCTGAAGGAGGTCTTGTAGGTCCTTGTCCTCTTAATGATCCACTAATTTCTAAATTTTCAAATATCATATCTATAAATAGTTAATTTCTCCAACCACAATGTCCTGATGATGCACCTGCGTTAACACCTGGTGCTAACCCTGCAGGATTTACCGTACCTGTATCTGTTGTATATGAGAATTTCCAACTCGCATTTGATTGACCCGTACCATCGTATGTTGCTAACATGTATTGATGGTCTTGTCCCATTGTAAAATTCTCTTCCCCACAATTTGCGTGTGGTTTAGGAACATTACCAATATTAGTTTCGGTAAAAACATCCCACCTTCTTAAATTGTAACCTCCATTATATGTACCTTCATTTCCACAATAACCTTTACCAACTTTAGAACTAATTCCTTTTTGTTGTCCACTAGATGCCCATGAAGATGCTCTTGTCTCGAACACATCAGTTGCAAAGTGACATTTGTTCCCACTTTGGGAACCATACCCATAACCATAGTTTTCATCAGAAAATCCTGAAGAACCTAATGTACTTGTAATGGATAGTGTTGTTGTAACATAAGGTGATCCACCTGGATAATAAGTGGTGTACATTGTCTCGTTAGTTAAATTAAATTTTTCTACAGTCGCCACCGATCCACCAAAAACGTATGCAAATTCAGTTTCCTTAAATAAAGTCCCACAATCATCCCTGGCATTTAATAAATCCCATTTAGATTGGTGTGCGTATGTGGTCTCGTTTACCATATCAACACCAGATGTGTGGGTTGAATGTATGGTGGTGGCTCCTTTATTACCACCGTCAGTATTTGTGGACCAAAGAAATAATTTAGTTTTACTACACGCCCCTGAGGTATAGTTTGCTGGGTAATCTAATAACTCACCTAAGTGAGATGTTTGGTCGGTTGCGTTAATTGTTTTATGTACATTCTTCCATGGTGAACCTGACTTATATCCACCTGCCAAATATGAATAGTTTATTATTTGTCTGTATTTGAATCCTGTTCTGTCAGTATCTTGTGAACCCACTGGTTCCCAACCATCATCATAATTAGATGACCCAGTATATGTAACAACGAAACTACCACTTGTAGATTCTTCTAAGTACATAGAACCAACCTCAGGTGAAGTGGGTCTTTCCCCTCTACTACCTCTCGGTATGATAAATTGTCCACTCACGTCAAGTGAACCACTAACTATTACGTTTTCTCTAATCATTTATCTTCCTTTTATCCTGTTACGACTACTCTTCCTGATCTACTTGTTTCAAATTTAACCACAACCACCCCATTTAAAGAATTTATCGCCGAAGGGAAAAATAAATCACCATTACTGTCATATACCTGTACAATTACATTATCGGTTCCTAAACCATGGGTAAAAGTAACGATACTCACATTAACGAATGTAGAAACATTAACCGCCGGTATCTTTTTCCAAGATTGCCAAGTACTATTATTTTTACCTCTAACGGCAATTCGTCCACTTCTATAGTCACCCGCAATTTGATGTTGCCATGATGAACTATATATTTGTGAATAGAGTGCTCCGTCCGTTGCATTCCCTGAAAAATTATCTACCCCAGCTGTGTAGTATGTGATACCCGCACTATCTAAGGTGTCTGCGTTAATCCCTGCAGTGTGGTTTGTGTTTCTAAACGGAATCCCATCAATCTGGTCGGCCGATCCCGCTGTTGTTGCGTAATTTGCATTATCTGCACTAGATGCCGTACCAATAAACTTACCGTCATTATCAATATATGATTTATCTGATCCATCTCTTCTAAACTGTACGATTCTATTTGAAGAAGAATCTGAAACTATATACCATCTGTTTGAATGATACTGTATTTTACCAGCACCTCCTGGATTACCTGTCCATGCTGATGTTGCTGATGAGAGTATGGAAGAGTTAGTTATATTGATTGCCCCATGTCCTCCAGTGAAATTAATCGGCATAGTTGCCGTATCTGCTACATCTGCTCTCAAGAATTGACTTGAATCAACACCATCAAGTAAATCAGAATCTGCCGCCTTGTCTCCTGTTCCTAAATACCTACCGTCTAAATCAACCGTCTGATTGGTTGCTCCATTCACACTCGCAGTAAGAACACCATTACCAGTGTCGAAACTTAATCCATCAACATAGTAATTTCCACTATCGGTAACTGTTTCCGTAGCCGTAGTTATACCAGTAACGTGTCCGTTACCATCTACTAAAATGTCTTGAACATACGTTCTACCACTATTGTCAGAAGATGCGGCCGCAGTAATATTATCGTGTGCTGTATAAGTTTCAGTAGTTAAATACCTACCATCAATATCGACAGTGAACCCTGCATTACCTACACCAGTACCTGTTATTACACCCGTAGTATCATCAAACGTAGCTCCACTTATGTAATCTATATCATTATCATTTCCACTATCAGTAACTGTTTCTGTTGCTGTTGTAACACCCGTAACGTGACCATTACCATCTAATAAGATATCTTGTATATATGTTCTACCTGAGTTATCCGAAGAAGTTGCCGCGGTAATCGTTGGGTGTTGTTGGTATGATGTGTAGTTACCTGCGTGAACCACAATATTACCATTGATTCTAACCGCACTGTTACCGTTAACCACAAAGTTAACACCGTCAGTTGCATCATTCTGAGATTTGATCTCAATAACAGAACCTACCAACCCACCACTATTAGTTGTGTGTAAGATATGTGCGGTATCTGAGAAATCTGTGGTACCTTCTTTATCATAACTCGTCCAATAGATACCTCTATCTTGGTTGGATGTAGTTACAGGTCCATCAAACTCTATATCACCGTTACCATTAATTACTTTATTGTTTCCAACATATAAAGAACCAAGTGGGTCAATAGTAATAGCACCACTTGCATTAACATTAAAGATTGGGACACCTGATGAATCAGAGACGGCAAATAAATCACCTGTTAGATCATCCGTAATTGAGAATAACTGACCACTTGTACCTTGGATATCAAATATTGTTGATCCCGATGTGGATGATGTTAATGTTAGTTTATCAGTAAATTCTGACTGACCATTTGAACCTAAGGTTAATATTCTTGTACTAGATTTAACGAATTGTAAATTACCACCACTATTTGTTGTTAGATCATTTGGTGACTCAACAATTCTAAACCCATTACCACCTAACCATTCAATACCTTCTGTTGGTCCTGGATCTGCAATTGTAATATGATTTACATTACTAATCTGACCATTAACCATATTGATACCATTACCATTCATGTTAATAGCACCACTCATAGTTCCACCGGATTTTGGTAAGAAGTCACCTGATGCATACCCTGCAGCTGAGTGATCTCCCCATCCGTATGCGGTATTCCAATTTCCTGAGTTGTTGGCGAAATTACCTGAATGATAAACTTGTAACCATGCTTGAGTTGAGTTTATTGCAGTATTACTAAATTTTCTATAATATATGTTACCGTTAGAACTAAACCCTAATTGACTATTGTATTCTCCTGAGTGTCTGTTAATATTTAGGAATGCATTTGAATTATCTACTGTTGGCATCCCTAATGCTCCTGAACCTGCACTTACTTGTCCTGTAAATATTACCCTATTTGTGCCAGGGTGAGTATTTGCGGATCCACCATCACCCAAGAAACTGTTAGATTCCGATGTTAGATATCTACCATCGATATCGACAGTCCATGTTCCTCCATGATATGTCCCTGTTATAATACCATTACTTGTATTGAATGTTGCACTTGTCGTATACCAGTTAACATCTGTATCAACTGCAAATCCCGAAACATCTACGGTACTCCCGTTTGATTTGGTTAGGGTTAGTATCTGATTACTACTGTTATATGTACCACCTGTAACTGTCACATCCACTAGTGTAGGACTAATATCTACAGTGTATGTGTCTCCATCATTTCTTGTGAATGTAATAATACCGTTATTTAATGTACCACCTGTTGTATATTCATCATTTTTCACATACCCTTCAGTGGAATGGTCTCCCCATCCATATGCGGTTTTAAAGTTTTGTATGTTTGTTTTACTTAATTCCTCACCGTCAATATAAAGTTTCTTTTGGTAGAGTTTCATCCACTCTTGATAGTTTCCAGTACCATCTAAACCTACATCATACGCTCTCCAAATAAATGGTTCACTATAATCATCAGAAGTCCAAAACTCCATTACACCATCATTACTGCTGTAGTTAAATCTAATACCCGCACCATCATTAGTTCCTGTTGGAACAAACTTTATCATTGGGTTAGTACCTGTCATATTAAGATCACCCGATAACGATCCTCCCGACAATTGTAGATATCTACCATCAAGGTCTACAGTGAATGTATCCCCACCATTATTTCTTGTGAAGGTCACTATACCATTACCACTATTAAATGTAGCCCCTGTTGTAAATTCATTTGTGTTTGTGAATCCTGTGATGTACCCAACTTGTGAGTGATCTCCCCATCCGTATGCCGTTTTAAAGTTTTGTATGTTTGTTTTTGTGAGGTCTTCCCCATCTAACCTAAGTAAATCTCCTCTAAGTAGTGCGGTTTTTCTTGCTGCCCAACCACTTACCCAATTGCCTGTTTCTGAATTAACCTCAAGACCTTGTTCTGCATTTACATAAACATATTCATTTCCTTGTCCCGTAGCGTAAGCGTAAGATTCACCAGCATTCAATATTAAGTGTTGTCCGGCTCCCCTTATATCTCCATTGATTGTTAATGCTCCTGTGAATGTATCTGTAGTGTTTAATAGGTAACCACTTAAATCTTGATCACCGGTGTACCCCGCAACTGAATGGTCTCCCCATCCATATGCGGTATTCCAATTAGATATGTTGGTTGAAGTGAAATCACCACTGTGCCATAATTGTTTCCATGTTTGCCATGTTGAACCGTCCGTTCTGGTCCTCATGTAGAAATCTGATCCGTTATAATGTGCACCTATCTGAAATATAGATGCCGAACCACCCACATTACTTGAAAATAGGTGTGCACTAGCTCCCGTGTAATTTATGACATAACTTCCACTACCTGTAACTCTCGTTTCTGTCTTAGAATCATCAAACGGATTACCACCTGTTAAACTTATACTTCCTTTATTATCTTGGAAATACCTATCGTCATGATTATGTGAGGTTAATGAGAATCTACCATCAATATCAACATTGAAGGTGTCACCACCATTATTTCTTGTGAAGGTTATTTTACCATCACCTGTGTTGAATGTTGCACCTGTAACAAATTCATTTGTGTTTGTAAACCCTGTGATGTAACCAACTTGTGAATGGTCACCCCATCCATATGCTGTGTCCCAATTACTATCTTTTCTTGTACCCGCACCTGTACCTGTTGCCGGTTTAGAATATATACCTTCTTTATACATTAACTTACCATCGGCAAGTATTGTCATTGTGGATTGATTTGTTGATAATATTATAGACGCACCAGAACCATAACTAGAACCGTCACCATGGTAATGTGTTATATACCCTCTTTGTGTACCATTCCCTGGATTATCACTAAATTCAATACCCGTACCTAACCCATTAGTTGAGTTTTCTAACTTTAAAGTGTGTGTGTTACTACTTGAAATAGTACCACCACTTAGTGGTAAGTATCTACCATCAATATCAACAGTCCATGTTGCACCACCATTAAGTGTACCTGTTACAATACCGTCACCACTATTGAATGTTGCTCCCGTTGTGAAATTATTTGTATTATCAAGTGCGAATCCTGTAACATTAACGGTAGTCCCGTCTGATTTGGTAAGTGTTAGTGTTTGGTTAGTATCATTGTAAGTACCACCCGTAACAGTAACTTCCGACAATGCTGATGATATATCTACACTGTATTGGTCACCATCATTTCTTGTGAATGTAACAATTCCTGTCCCACCGTTCCATGTTGCTCCTGTTGTGTATTCATCATTTTTTACATATCCCTCTGTTGAATGGTCTCCCCATCCATATGCCGTATTCCAATTAGTTGATGTACCATCTAACGCAGTTACAACTCCTGAGAAATTACCTAAAACACTGTTTACTATGGACCACCTATAGGATGAAGACCCTAAACTTCTTACATTATTAGTGTAAGGTCTAACGTCTCCATCGAAAGCAGAATATGACGTACCAAAATAGTAAGGTCTATTACCCTCAAAGTGAATCCACCCTGAGTTCTTAGAACCTATATCAATATACCCCGTGGATGTTTTAAATCTAAATGCATCTCCTGATGCTTCCTCAATTATTGAGTCACCATCATTAAGGTTTACCCCACCAACAGTAAGAACGTTAGAAGTTGTTGATCCCCTATCAGTTACACTATCTAATGTATCTGTCTCACTATATCCCGTAATATATCCTTCGGTAGAGTGATCTCCCCATCCGTATGCTGTGTTCCAATTTCCTGAATTACCACCCGATGCAGTTACAGTACCACTAAAATCACCAAGACCACCATAAACACCTTTCCATCTGTATGCAGATGTACCCATATTTGAATTAGATGATGTAGTCGTGGTATTTGGTATTAATGCGGTACCAACAAAATGTACGTGGTTTTGATCTCCACTTCTACTAAAACTTGTACTACCGAGTTGTATGGTAGGTACGGTAAGAGTACCTGTCATGGTGTCTCCACCTAATTTTACAAATCTACCGTCGATATCTACGGTGAACGTAGCATTACCCACACCAACACCTGTTATCACACCCGTACCCGTGTTAAAGGTTGCGGAACTTATATAGTCAATATCATTTCCACTATCGGTAACTGTTTCAGTGGCCGTAGTTAGTCCTGTTACGTGTCCATTACCGTCTAATAGTATATCTTGGATATATGTTCTTCCACTATTGTTAGAAGATGCCGGTGATGCAATTGGTGGATGCTGTGTTAAATATGTATTTGAATCTACACTACCATCCGCTTTTAAGAATTGTGATGATGTACCTCCATTTTTAATAAATGAAGATGCAGTGACTGAATTACTAAATGTGGTTACACCTGTCTCCATTATTCTCATTAGGAGAGAACTACTTTGGAAATTATATATATCTAATGGGTTACCACTAACATTACCACTATATCTTATACCTAAAACATCCGTACCTGACTCATTAAATTTAATACTTGTTGCAGTTGCGGATGCTCCTGTAACAACGATTCCTCCCATCGTTAGTGTTTGATCAGTTGTTGATCCTCTATCCGCAACACTGTCTAAGGTGTCTGTCTCAGAATAACTAGTTAGGAATCTTCCGTCAATATCTACAGTATAAGTGTCCCCATCATTTCTTTTGAATGTAATTACACCATTACCTGTATTGAATGTTGCACCTGTTGTATATTCGTCATTATATTCTGTTAGGTAATTTTGATCACCAACCCAATCTCTTGTTGCGATGTGATACCACGTTGATCCCGTTATTGAGTCAGTACCCGCAAAATTTCTAAAGTATAATCCGTCACCATTAACTACTGTTGAACCACCTAATTGGAAACCATAATTACCATCTGTTTGAGATACGTGTAATATTGTGTTGTGACTACTGATAGGTCCATTAGACGCATAATTTCTATATATACCAAATTCTGTATAATCATTAGCGTCACCATTTGTACTATATAATTCACTGTGTATTTGTGCTCTTGTGTCTAAAAATCTACCATCAAGATCAACAGTATAAGTATCCCCATCATTTCTTGTGAATGTTATTTTACCATCACCCGTATTGAATGTTGCACCTGTTGTGTATTCATCGTTGTAGTCTGTAAGGTAACTCCCTGTTTCCGCCTCAATACCATCTAACCTACTATCTAAAGTGGTTAAGTCGGTATTATCTAATAATCTTTCTTCAGATCCTTTTTGACCACCCTTCCAATAGTTGGTTTGTCCGTCCCATATTAAAGAACCAGATAATAAGTCAGGAGATGTATTATCCCTAACTTCGATACCCGCATTTTGTGCTCCACTACCATTTAAAGATATAATGTTATCCCCTATTTCAACAGTTGTTGAATCTACTCTTGTTTCTGTTCCTTTAACTAAAAGATCCCCTTTAATAGTTACGTTAGACCCTGTAAATTCTAAACCACCTTCTATTGTGTCTAATCTACCGTCTAAACCTGTGATATCACCGTTTAAACTTCCCGTTTTAGTTTCTAAACTATCTAACCTTCCGTCGTGTGAACCACTTGTCGTTTCTATACTATTTAACCTATTATTTTGGGTTGTGTTAGTACTATCATTAGAAGATGTATATGAATTAAATGTGGTTCTAATACTACCACTTTCAGTCTCCAAAGAAACCAATCTAAGATCTTGGTTTGTGTTGGTAGTGTTATTAGACGAGGTGTAAGTGTTTAAATCATTCCTAAGTGTTGTCACATCAGTATCGGTTGCATAAGTATCGTCAATACTCGCAGTGAATGATTCTAATGAATCCGCTCTACCTTCTAAATTACTTACATCTATATTTAAACTTCCCGTTTTTGTTTCAATAGAATCTAATCTATTATTTTGTGTTGTATTAGTGGTATCTAAACTACCTGTTTTAGTTTCGACCGAATCTAACCTATTACTTAAATTAGTTACATCAGTATCGGTTGCGTATGTGTCGTCTATACTTGCTGTGAATGACTCTAAAGAATCAACTCTACCATCCAAACCACTAATATCACCATCTAAACTACCTGATTTTGTCTCTAAAGAATCCAACCTATTATTTAAACCTTGTTTATCTGTTTCGTTGGACGAAGTGTAAGTGTTTAAGTCACCCCTTAGATTAGATATATCTGTATTTAAACTACCAGTTTTGGTTTCTAAAGAACCTAACCTATTGTTTTGTGATGTGTTAGTTGAATCATTAGATGATGTATAAGTATTTAAATCACCTCTTAAATTGGTAACATCCAAGTCGGTTGCATATGTATTATCAATACTTGCAGTAAAGGATTCTAAGGAATCGGCTCTACCTTCCAAATCAGAAAGATTGTTAGAACTTAAATAACTACCTGTTTCTGATTCAATACTATCTAACCTATTGTTTTGTGATGTGTTAGTTGAATCGTTGGATGAAGTGTAAGTGTTTAGATCAGTCCTAAGTGTTGTTACATCAGTATCAGTTGCGTATGTGTCATCGATACTTGCGGTAAAGGATTCTACACTGTCTAACCTACCATCAACCAAGTTATAATTAGTTGTTCCTGTAATATCCACTTGTATGGAACTACTAATGACGGTTTCCGTATTCAATTTGGTTTTTACTCTCGCGTCTGTATAATATAAGTTACCCGAACCTTCAACTATACCGTCAGTATCTCCAGCACCTCCCACAAAAACTTTTCCACCCATACCACCATGATTAGTACAATAGTAATAGATTGTGGATGGTGTGTCTTGATTCACCACAATTTGAACATAGGATCCCGAAGAACCTTGTGAACCACTAGTGGTTACACCATTTGTATATTGTGTCTGGTTGTTAGAATCTGTTGAGAATCTAAATGGGTGTGATGAAACTGATGAGTCAGATACGTCAAACCTATATATTAGTCCTTTTGCCAATGATATGGTTTGTCTCTGAATACCATCTATATAATACACCCCACTAATTTGAGTTATTTTAACATCAACATATTGTGTGATAGGTGATGACTCATTTAGTTTAAATTCAGAACCTGAAACAACATTTTCTGTATTTAATTTACTTTTTATAGTTGTATTGATATTGGTGGAGAAAGTCTCTAAACTATCTAACCTACCATCGTGTGAACCTGAAGTTGTTTCAAGTGAACTTAACCTATTATTACTTGCTGTGTAGTGTGCTGCAAATGATTCGTCATTTTCCGTATCTACACTATTAATAAGTCCCACAATTTCTGCGAATGAGTTCTTGTCTGCTTCCGAAGATGAAAGTATCGCCTCTACATCAGAATTTAAAGATGCAACATCAACTCCATCAACGGTTCCCGTTAATTCTATACTACCGGTAACAATCATTCCGTTACCGAAAACAATTGAGTTTCCGTCAGAAGATATTATTTTATTACCCGACGTTATTTGTATGGGCGCATCTAATTCTATGTTACCTGTTCCCGAAGAACTTAATGTAATATCACCATCTACAGTTTGTAGTGTAATGGTATCAGAACCCGTTTCTAATATTTTTATTGACTCACCACTATCCGTAGTAACTCTTAATTCGGTACCTGTAGTTGAAAGTACTTGTTGTCCATTTATATATAATGACCCTGATGAAAGATATAGGTCTCTCCACTCCTTGTCGGGTGCACCTAAATCAATTGTATTTGTGATACTGGGTATAATTGAAACATTGGTTATCAAACTGTCTGAGGATATAGATGCGGTTGCTGATGTACTTGCAATTCTATCTAAACTTAATCCTGTAACTCCACTTGCAGGAACATTAATTAAACCACTACCATCTCCCCTAAAGGATCCCGTGAACGAACCCGATAATTGAGCTAACTCTTCATCACTGTCGTTAGTGGCCATTAACTTTAAACGACCATTATTTACCTTAAGAACTTTCTTATTTGAACCGTGACCTAACTCGATCTCAGATGCAATTAATCTTTTTAAGGTGTTGCCACTATCATGAAGTTGTACGTCACCATCACTATTCTTAGTTATTTTTGTACCACCTAAATCTATAGTACTTCCCGCCAAATATATGTCATTCCATCTTTTAGTATCGCTACCCAAATCATGAGTAAGTGTTCCTTGAGGTAACAACGATCCACTAATTGTTTGATCCCCAATAAACACATTACTTCCAGTGGTAGCTGCGGTATTTTTATAATCATTAAAACTTGATGTGAGTAAGTATGAGGCTGCGTGTGATGCACTTATTGCATTATCAACACTTCCGTCAATCTGTGCAGTACCATAGATAGTTCCTTGTACTGTTAAATCCCCTTGTATTTCTGCAGATGCGGAAACGGATAGGGATCCTGTAATGTGTGGATCAAATATATTCATCT